CAACTCTCTCTTCTTCCTTCTTTCTCTAGCCACCGAGAGTATCTAGACATGTGTATAAACGACTGATATTCTGTTGGTAAATAATTTCCTCCTAGTAACGATGCCATCTATTCTTCTCCATATTCTAATTCTAATATTAACTCTGCATAATGTATGACTTTTCTTATGTCCTCTGCCCCATTCTTTTTTCTATGGCGAGAGATATATTTTACAACATTCCCCTCAAGGAAGTCAAGTTTATTTTTTGAAATATATTCAATGGGCATAATTTTAAAATCTATATAATGATCACCACCTACCTGCCTATCTTTTCCTTTTACAGATTGCTTAATCATATCATCATGGCTACTAAATTCATTCTTTTTCTTTCTTTTTGAACTACTGCTGATCATCATCATCTCCAAATATAGACACAATATTATCTTTCTGTACACGTGCTGTAGGTTCTGTCCTATCCATAAGACTATCAATTATAGGAAGTTTAGTTTCGTCTCTCATTTCCTCCAATATAACACTTTGCCCTCTTTCCTTTATCATATCCATATCATTGGCCAATAGAGACAACACACCCCTAGAAAGAATATAAGATAGATCTACATGATTATCGCCAACATTGTGTGTGTCTATTACAGCAAGGCTAACCCCATCCTCCCCATCAGGTTTAAGCAGTATAACATACATGCCCGAGGGAAGTCTATCTCTGTAACCTTTTAAATCTTCCCTATTCATCCAACCACTCTTGTGGTAAAAATCCTTCGCACCATTTAAAACCGTACCGTTCACACCACCCAGCATATGTAGTTTTAGAACCCTTATAAAGTTTATTACTTGCTCTCATAAACAAAAATCTTAAATCAATTTCTGGGTGTTGTTTCTTAATCAACAGGTGTTTACCTCTGTCTGCTGTAGAGAAGAGACCCTTTGCCTCTATAAGGAAATCTTTACCATCTATAGTAAAGTCAGGATTATAAGTAGAATGCCTAACATAATCTATTTTCTCCGATTCATATTTAAATTTTATATTATTTCTATTGAAAGCTACAGCGATAGACAACTCAAAGTCTGATCGGTAGCCGTGATGTCTTAGTACCATTATACCCTCGGCAAGTTTTTAAATATTATTTCCTCAAACTTATCATTAAAATACGTAAAAGTTTTAGGTGCACTCTGTTTTAGAATGCTACGGTGTTCTTCTATTCCTGTCCAGTGTAAAACTACTAAACTATCTCGTTTCTTTGCTTTTATAGCTAATATATCTAAATCATAATCTATTTTCTCCATATGTTCTTCAAGCCTGTCATCACCCCAAGGCTCGTCTAGGTCAAATGTCTGCGACATTCTTATGGGTATACCATTAGGTCTATTACGTAATTCTTTTATGATACTATCCCCACCAAAAAGTTTATCACATTCTTGGTAGGCAAAGTATACACTTTCATTTACATAACTATCTCCTATGGTTATTTCTGTAGACAAGTATATCACAACACAATCTCTCTTTTCTTTAATTTTGTATACCAAACAAATGGTCGTTGGGTTGCTTGTGTTCCTACTTTCTTGTGCAACTGTGAGTCAGGCCAACACTGGGCTCTATAATCACAGAAACCACACACGGAGTGCATTACTCTGTTTCCTGTAGCAACTATCTCACCTTTCCTTGGCCCGCTTTGTACACGGAAAGTTTCTTCTTTATCTTTAAATTCTTTCTTCAACGGTTTATCTGCCAACATTATTTTAGCAGTCTTTTTAGCTTTTGCTATCTGCTCTGCACAGTCTTCTTCTTGTTGGTCTGGTGCTTCACAAACAGCCCACTCACCCGAAGCTTTATCTACAACAATCCACCCACCAAAAGGCATGTTCTTTGCTTTGCTGTACAGGTGTGCTTGCATGATATATCCAAAGGTGTCATCTTCTTTTACTTTATTGTACCCACCGAACTCTCCACCAAACTTCTTAGAAAAAGCATAGGGGGATGCTGATTTTATATCCCACACTTTGCCATCTATGACAACATCTAGTGTACCATTAAGTTCACACACATCTAAATCTAATTTAACTCTCTCTTGTTCGGATTCTATATTTACTCCAGCAGATTTTAAAACTACCATAGAGATAGCCTCTATTATATCTCCAAATAAAAAACGCATGATGGAATTATACTGCACCTCTTTAGGAGATCCATTTTTATCATGCCACTGTTGACACATAGGTCTGCCCAAGCCACTCATACGTAAAGAGTAATCGCTCTTGCCACGAGACAATTGCTTAACTAGGGCATTACCACAGTCATTCTTAAAGTTTTCTAAAAGTTGGGGGTCTAGATCAATGCCTTCTTTAGTGGCACGATCTAGTAATCCCTGTACTTTCATTAAGATAGGGCTAAACATAACCTATCCTGTAGCAGAAAGAACGTCACCGAAGTCATTTAAGTCTCCAAGTTTAGCATTCTTTTCTTTAGCTTCTCTCCACTGTCCCATCACTTTATTGTTGATGGCTTCTTTAGTTTCAAAGAACTTAGTCATTAGCTCTTGGTCTGTATCCTTTATTTCTACAGTTTTAAGTGTAGCCATTACAGGAACATAGTAAGAGTTGCCAGCCATTTTTCTTCTAGCTGTAGTTGCTTTGTTCACAACAGTACACATGATTTGTTTCTGTCTAGCAATCATTTTAATGTGATCACTTACAGGTATGAAACTGGAACCACGGATGTACCAAACAGATGGAACTTCATCAGGCATCACTACCTTATGACCATCAGCATCTACAGGATCAACTAGCTGTACTGTGTTGTACAGGATCTGGTTACACTTCACACTCTTGTGTAAATTCATCTCTGGACTATCCTTAGCAAGGCCAGATGCTTCATCTTTAGTGAGTCTGCCACAACGCATATTACCTTCTGTATCGTAGAAGTCAGCACCAAGACTTGTAGTCTGTATAGTTTGGCAACCAAAAGAACCCTGCTCTACATCCCACCTACTATAAGTAAATAGCCTGTAGAATATTCTTAGGTGGGCTTCTTTTGCATAGGCAGTTACCCCATCCGGGAGTTTTAAAGAAAACTGTCCTCGTGGAATAGTTTTACCATCGTTGTCCTCTTCTGCATGGTTTATGGCTAGGCGAGGAAGACTCTGGCCTTCGTTGTTACTTACTTCTTGACCGGTGAGTGTAGCGAGTTCTGCCACTGACATATCTTTCAGTGAAGGTGCTACATTTGCTTTATTCGTTACAACATCGTTTGACATTATAATTTCTCCTTTAGTTTAGATTGTTAAAACTTCATCCATATCAAGCCAATCTTTACCAATTTTCAATTCAATACCAACAGGCATGTCATAGTCAACATTGTATCGTTTCTTAGCTTCAGATTTTATACTCAACATAGACTCCGCTAAAATTTCAATCGCCTTACTTTCCTCTTGTGGAAAGACATCAAGGACAATTGAATCATGTACTGTATTACATACTACAGACTGCATGTCGTTGTCAAACAAAACTTTTCGTAAGTTTATAAGAGCAAGCGGGAGCAAGTCTGCAGTAGCAAATCCCTGTACAGGATAATTCTTTATGGCGGTAGCATGTGTAGAACCACCGTAAAAGTTCCTACGAACGTGAGGAAAATGATAAATCCTACCAGAAGGAAGGGTGATCTTTTTTGTCTTAATTGCTTCGTCTTGTAGAGAGATGTGCCATTTAGCAACATCTGAATATCTGGCCTTGAAAAGATCGTAGTACGCAACTTCTTTTTCGGTTCCATAAGTACCTCCGTATAGGGGTTTAAATGTGTGTGCTTTTGCTTCTTGTCTAGTAACCCCTAAAGCCTCAGCAGAAAAAGTATGCACATCAAAACCTTTTCGCACATCAGCATATACTTGTTTGTCCTGTGCAAGAAACCCTGCCACTCTAAATTCTAGCTGACTGTAATCTCCCTCCAATATCTTTCCACCTTCCCAACGAGATATTACACAAGCCCTTACAGGAAAGGTTGTACCTCTTGGCATGTTCTGAAAGTTTGGATTACGAGATGATAGTCTTCCTGTAGCCGTAACACATTGCATATAGTGTGGGTGTATAAATCCTTTACTATCTAAGCCCCTCTCTATACCATCCACAAATGTTCTCAGATAAGTACCTATGGCATTGTACTTTATATAGGCACTGATAAATTTCTTTTGCTCATCGTTAGCAGACATAGCTAGGCTCTCTAAAGTTGGTCGGTCTGTTTTAAATCCATGTGTACTAACATCATAAGCATCTCTAGGTACAAGTTTGAATCCACCCACCTGTCCTGTAGATTTAAACACTACACCATCAGCATTGCAAGTCTTACAAATTCTTTTAGCCTTACCCACCGTGCCATCTTTTTTAAGGGGGTTGAAGTATCCTCTCCCTCTACAAGAACCACATTGGTGGGACTCGGTGTGGGGTAGTACCTTTGTATAAGTTCTTACCTTTTTAATAAAATCATCTTTGCTATGTTTACGCAGTCTTTTCTTTCTCTTTGTACTGCCGTATTGCTCATAGCCTAAATTGAATGTACTCGCCCAATATTTTTTATCTGTTACACCTCTGCTGTACAAGACTTTAGACCTATCCTCTGGGCTGTCTAAATTTACAGGAGTATCTCCCATTGTACGTTTAACTTCTCTCTCAAGAAACTCATGTAACTCATTGTATTCATTACCATATTGTTCTCTAATATCTGTGAGTGCTTTCACACTGACTTTCATACCGGTGTTTTCCATCTCGGTAAGAACCTGACACATCTCATTCATTAAACTTACAGTAGGTGCAAGGCCATCTTTTACTGCCTGTTGCTGTGCAGTGTACAATTGTTTTGTAACTTCCACATCAGCCCTGCCATACTCCTCTACAATATCCCAAGGAATGTAGTCAAAAGATACACCATCTTTCATGTACTGTGCAGTTAAGTCGGTACGTTTCTCATCTAAATCATATCTCTTAGCTGACTCAGACAAAGACAGAGCAACTTTATCCCCACCGTGTATAACATACTCAGCTATCATCGTGTCGTATAGTTTCCCTGTATAGGTAAAGTTACAAGCAAGTAACCACTTGAGGTCAAACTTGATGTTATGCCCCACTAAAACTTCTGTATTATCCAGAACTTTCTGCAGTATAGCAAAGCCATTCTCTGTTGGTTCTTTTTCTGTGTGAGTGAAGCAGAGATACCCCTCACTGTCAGGGCGATAAATCTTTTTCTCTGTAAAGGGAGCTATTATATCAGAACCTACAGCACTGTACCCCACAGACACTAACATGTTTCCTGTATAAGGATCAAGGTCTAGCTTACCTGCATCATCTTTTTTATATGTTGTTTCTATGTCAAGAACAGTTACTTGCATCTTCCACCTTCACTATTGACCATGTAAAATCCTCATCTTTCTGACCCCAAGGGCTTGCAAGAACATTACCCCATTCTCTCCACTCATGTTCATCATAGTCATCCCATTTCTGATACATAGCAACATCTAAAGCATATTTTGCATCTTGTAGATTTTTCCAAATCATATCTATCCTCATTTTTCCAGTCTCATAAATTTTTAAGTAGCGAACTTTACCTGTCTTATTATTTATACTCTGTACTTTATAGTTCTTTTTCGTCA